GCACTTTTAAGAGGTGATTTTACAACAAGAATGCAAGGATACGCAACCGCGCGCCAAAATGGCTGGATGAATGCAAATGATATAAGAGAATTGGAAGATATGAACCCGATGCCAGAAGATGCCGGTGGCGACATATTTCTAGTAAATGGAAATATGGTCCCTATTACCGAAGCTTCAAATAAAAATAATAATCAAGGTGGTGATAATTTTGCCGACGGAGATCCAAACCAAGGAGATTAGAATTTTTTCTAATATTTTTGAAATTAGAGAAGATAAAGAGGGAAAACGAGAAATTGAAGGTTATGCCCTAGAATGGGAGACTTTATCCGAAGAATTGGGCTGGTGGTTTACATATAGAGAAAAATTTAGAAAAGGGGCTTTTAGGGATTATTTAAAGGATAAAGACACCGATACTAAATTATTGTTAAATCACGATACAACTAAAGTTTTGGCCCGAAGTAAATATTCAACAATTGAATTTAAAGAGGATAACACCGGGTTATGGTTCAAGGCTGATTTGCCAGATAATACGATAGGCAATGATACCGTTGAAAGTGTTAAAAGGCGCGATATAGACGGCGTAAGTGTGGGATTTATTATGCGTAAGCAAGAATGGGACGAAACCGACGAAGAAAATGTAGTTAGAACCGTTATTACTGCGGATTTACCGGAGATTTCGTTAACTGCATGGCCGGCCTATAGTTCGTCAAGTGTTGATACTAGAGAAAATGATCCATATAAATTATATAAAGAAAGAAATCAATATAAAAAAAGATTAATGTTTTTAAGGGAGGTATCACTCAATGAATCTTAATGAAATGAGACAAGAACTTGCGAAAATCGCGAAAGAATTAAGAGATTCTAACAAAGAAAATATGTCAAAAGAAGAATTGGAAAATTGGAATAAAAGAAAAAAAGATTATGACGAAATGAAAGTCAAAATTGAAAATGCTGAAAAGGCCGAAAAGGAAAGATTAGAAAGAGAAAAATTTTTAGATGGTGAAAATAATTACCTGGAATCAAGGCAAAGCGATCCAGCCAAACCACCAATATTTACAGAGGTAAAAAGTGAATACAAGAGACAATTTAGAACACTTGGAGAACAATTAAAATGTATTAGAACAGCAAGTATTCCAGGTAATCAAATTGATCAACGTTTAAGCGTTGTTGAAAAAGAAGTAAGGGAAAGAGAAATGAGAGCAAGCGGCATGAATGAAGGGATAGGATCAGAAGGGGCTTTTGCTTTGGAACCGGATTTTGCTGGCAGAATTTTTGAGACTGCGGTTGAGACTGGACAGATTTTATCAAGAGTAAATATGTTACCTGTAAATGGTTCGGGCGTTAAATGGATTGACGTTGACGAGTCCAGCGTTGCCACTACTGTATATGGTGGAGTAATAGCCTATTGGGCCGCTGAGGCTGGAACAGTAACCGCAAGCAAACCAAAACTTGCAAAAAAATCAATGGATCTTGAAAAGTTGATGGCTATTGCTTACGCAACGGATGAATTAGAAGAGGATACCGCATTTATCTCTAGTTGGTACAATGAGTCTTTTGCCGTTGCTGTTGATAGACAAGCCGAAATTGCGATTGTGAACGGTTCTGGCGCCGGTGTACCTTTAGGAATCTTAAAAGCACCATGTCTTGTGACTGTAAATAAAGAGTCAGGTCAATCAACTGATACCATTATTTATGATAATGTGTTGAAAATGTGGGCAAGAATGCCAGGAATGAAAAGACGAAATGCTGTTTGGTTAGTAAATCCAGATGCCGAAACACAATTAGCAAAAATGGCTATGACAATCGGAACCGGTGGCGTGCCTGTTTATTTGCCTGCTGGTGGTTTAAGTGTAGATGGGTATTCTAATTTATTTGGTAGACCAGTCATTCCAACCGATTGTTGCCAGGCTTTAGGCGATAAAGGGGATATTATTCTTTGCGACCTTAATGATTATATGATGATTAGAAAAGCCGGAAATGACGGCGGTATGAAATTTGATGTTTCTATGCATGTCCAGTTTTTATATGCAGAAAACACTTATAGGATTATATTCAGGTGTAATGGTATGCCTAAAAAATCTACTACTACAACTATTAAAAATTCTAGCAACGTAAGAGGATCATTTGTTACTTTGCAAGCTAGATAATTATAAAAATTTTATAGGGAGGAATCAAAATGAACAGCACTAAAATGTGTTTACCTGAAGAATTAAAACATGTTGTCGGATTAGCGCCACAAGTCGATGCTAATGTTGATTCAGATATAATTTGTTTGAAAAATGCAAAAAGGGCCTGGGTTCAAGTAATTGTTGCTCAGGCAAATGCGGCAATTCCAGATTTTACAATCTATCAATGTACAGATGTTAGCAACTCTTTATCTGACAACAAGGCTTTATCTGGCAATTGCGAAATTTGGTATAATGCCGACGTTTCGGCCGCTGATACTTTAACAAGGGGTACTGCCGCTAAGACTTATAGCTTTTCCGCGGACCTAGCAAATAAAGTTTGTTGGTTTCAATTAGACCTAGCAACTTGTTTAGACCTAGCAAACGATTTTGATTGTATATATGTAACGAGCGGAGGATCTAACGCGGCAAATATTATTTCAGTTAATTTTTATCTAGATCCAAAATATGCGGAAGATGTATTGCCAGCGGCAATTACTGATTAAGGGAGGGGTTTAATTTGGCAAATAGAAGCGCAATTTTTTCTAGCAACGTTCCGGGCGGCCCTCAAAATATAGTTGATTTTGCTAAGCATCCATATGATGTATATTTTATTGATTCTAGCAATAGCGGCGCAAGCGATGCGGCCGGTTATGGAAATAGTCCCGATATTCCCCTAGCAAGCATTGATTACCTTTTTTCCCTAGCAACTGCCGGGAAAAAAGTTGTTGGATATGTTTTGCCAGGTCATACGGAACCTTATAGCACAACCGGAACAAAAATGACGGCCGATAAAGCCGGAGTACATATCATAGGCCTTGGAAAAGGATCTAATAGACCAACTATAACATTTGGTCATGTAGATGCAACTTGGGTTATATCGGCAGCTAACATAACAATTGAGAATATTCTTTTTGTAACAAGTGTTGATAGTGTTGTGACTTATGGCACAATTTCAGGCGCAGATTTCAAAATGATTGATTGCGAATGGAGAGATACAACAGATATTGAAGTTATCACAGATTGGACCGTTACAGGAGATAGACCGCAATTTATAAATTGTAATAAAAGCGGATACACTGGCGGTAATGCTAATGTTAGGTGTATATCTTTAGCCGGCGTTGATGGTGCTTTAATAAAAGATTGTAATTTTATAACTAAAGTTACAACTGCGGTTATTGGCTTTGTTACGACTGCATGTACTAACACAATAATTGATAATTGCAAATTTGGCGTAAATGGTACAACAGATTACTCCAAAAATGTTGTTGATACAATTGGAGGATCTACCTGGTTAGTTACAAAAGGATATGATATTGGAACCGGATCTAAATTCTCTGGCGGTTCTGGTGGAGCTTTATCCGGGGATGAAAGAAAAGGAATTAAAGTAATTAGAGCAAAGGCCGCCGTTTTAGATGGTGTACAGAATGCAATATTTACAATTGCCGGTGGTAGAGTAGAAATTACACATATTGAGGGTGAAATTTGCGACGGCGCAGTCGATAATGAAAGCGCCGATACACAATTTATATATAATCCAACTGTTGGGGCAACTGATACTGACATGTGTGCTGTTGGTGCGTTGGATGCCGCGCCAGTTGGTACTATATTTAGTATAACTGGTACGCTCGCAGATGCTTTGCAATTTGGACCGTCAATTACTCCAATGATGGCGAAAAGTTTAGTATTAGCAGAGGGAACAATTGACATTAAATCTGAGGGCGATAATGACGGAACAAATTCCGCGACAGTTTCTTTTGAAATCTGGTACAAGCCTTTAGATTCAGGCGCAACAGTAACGGCGGTAGCTTAGGGGTTGATTAAATGGCTGTTTATCGAATTACTAATATTGAGACTTTTATTGGGGCCTCAACAGATTCAAAACCAACCGCGGTTCCAGTTGGATCAATATTTTATGAATATGATACTTATAAAAGATTTGTTACTTATGATGGAACTAATTGGATTATTCAGGAACTTTATACTACTAGTTAGGGGGCGGCAAATATGGATTTACAAATTAAATTAATTACAGATGTTACAACTGAATTAGTTAGTATAACCGAACTAAAAACACAATTAAGAATTGATGCTTCGGATGAAGATGCATATTTGCCAGGTTTAATTACAGCGGCGCGCGAATACTGCGAAAATTTTACAGGGAGAACAATAGGCACTAAAACTTTAGAAGGAATATTAGATGATTTTCCTTGCGAAGGAATTTATTTATTTGATTCTCCGGTTCAATCCATAACTAGTATTAAATATATTGACAGTGATGGAACGGAAAATACCTGGAATAGTATTTATTATGTTTCAAATTTAGATATTATTCCGGAACGTATTTATCCGGCTTATGGACAAAGTTGGCCAGCATATACACCTTATCCAAC